TTGTTCCAGAAATAAAATTCAATCGTGAAGTCGGAATCCAAAAGGTTCAGATCATAAAAACTTTCGGCATCGGTGTCGGTGTTATCGAGCCATGATGCGGTATTGAGAAACAGCGACCCGCCGCCGGCGACCGACTTGCCGGCATCGATGCTCGCAGTCGGCGAGCCGCCATGCGCCGTCCAGACCATGCCGATGCCTGCCGAATTGCTATCGGTAAAGTCGCTGTCAAAAGTGAGCCGCGTCGCTGTTTTTATCAGCGGCGGCGTCTCGATCTCGACGAAGCGCAAAACCTTCGTCATGCAATTCCGGCCATTTCCAGCGTCAGCGCGATGCGCCGGTGATCCGGCGACACTTCCGGCTGCGCGTCAGCCGTCAGCCACGAGTAACCAGTTTCGAGCGGATAATCGCTCGGCGCCCACGCCCAGAAGAATGGCGACTCCTGTGCGGCGATCAAAAACGCATCGATGGTGCTGCGGTAAAACGTCGGCGTGAAAGCGAAAAACTCGGCCTTGCTGGCACGGCTTTCGGAAAGCACCAGGCGGCCGAGGAAATTGCCTGCCTCCGACATGCCGTTAAGGATCCGCGTCACTCGACCGAAAGGCAGCGGGATATGAGACACGTCGACTCTGATGCCGCGTTCGAGCGGCGTTAGTTTGCCGGCGTAGATGACGGCGATTTCCGGTGCGACGGTGTCGAAGTCAAGCCGCAGCGTCAGTTGCGTGTAAGCCGCTGCGGCAAAGCGAATGATGATCGGCGAGTCGTCGGTCGGCAACGTAAAGCCGCCAATCAGCGAAACATCCGGCGAGCCGCCTGCGGTCACATCGAGGCCGATCGCGCCGCTGCCGAAGTTGTGCCCGGCAATGCCAATGTAGTCGATCGGCACCGCCGAGCCCGAGACATTCAAATAAACCTCGTCGATCCCGCTTGTGAGCACGCCGCCTTGCCAGATCAAATGCGTTGCCGGATTGGCAACATTGCTGATTGGAAAGCCGTCGACCGCCGGCGACAACGCACTGACGCGACTGCCGCTCGTAATGATGTTGTTATAGCCGATCAGCGGCACGCCCACGGGATTGTCGCTGATGCTCGGGCTCGGGCTCGTCGGCATAATCACGCCCATGTCAACGGCCTCCCAGCTTCAAACGGTAACCATCGCGATGCCCCTGATTGAGCGCCTCGACGAGATCGCGCAGCATGGTCCCGGTAAACAGATCGCGCGGACCGATGCCTTCCAGCGTGATCGTGCTCGATCGGCCGCTGCCACCGCTCTGATGCGCCGGCGTCACATCGACTTGCTCGCCGGAACTCAAAGCGAGCGGAATCAAATGAGTGTCGACGCCGGAAACGCCGCCGGGCACGCGGAACGATCCGCCTTTAGCGAGCGGCGTCGCCTCGATCTTGGCCACGAGCGCCAAGCCGGCAGCGACCGTTGCAGCTGCTGCAGCGGCGCCAAGAGGCCAGCCGCCGAACAGCGTGAAAGCTTTGGTCGCGGCCTCATAGGTGTTGATGGTCGCCTGCACTACCGAGAGCTGCTTTGCCGCAAAGGCAAACTCTTTATTTTTCTCGCCGGCGGCCGCAGCGCCTTGCTGCAGAAAACTGAAAAACTGTCCAGTCGCCGCCACTGCATTCCCGGACAACGCGATATGCTGGGCGAATATCTGCGCGTCAGTCGCACCAAAGGCCCGCAGAGCAGCATCAGCTTGCGCAATTTTTAGATTGAACTGATCCCAAATCGGCAGCGAATCTTGCACCAGCTTGGCGCCTTGCACGCGCAGCAGCGCTTGATTGAGCTGCTCGGCCTGCAGGCCGAGGTTTGCAACACCGTCGGCGCCAAGCTTCACTTGCCCTTTGAGGATTTCCATGCCGGCTGCGGCCTGAAGGAATCCCGGCGCCAAGCGGCCGGCAAAAAGCCCGCTCGCATCAATCGCCGCAGCGTTCAATCTTTCGATTTGCGTGCGGAAGGCCTCCAATTTCTTCGCCGCCTCGGGATCGAAGACCGGCGGCGCGGTGGCTGCCTTGCGCTGCGCGGCTTCCAACGATTCGACGCCGTGGATTAGCGCGTCGACACCGCCAGCCTGCGCCGCCGCGGCCGTCGTGCCGATGTTCTTGATCGATTCCAAAAAGGATTGCGTCTTGCCGCCGGCGCCGAAGTCTTTGAGGCCGGCATTCACATCGTCGACAAACTTCCGCACCTCGACCATGGCGGCGCCGAGCTTATTGGTGAAAATGTCGGCCAGCTGTGTCGCCGCCTTTGAGCCGCCGAGCATGGCCTCGGTCAGCTGCACCATGGCATTCAGCAGGCCTGACTCGCCGACGATTTTCAGAATCAGCGCCGTCTTGGCCTGCTCGAGCAGTTTCAGATCATCGTTGAACTTCTCCGCGGCCTTTGCCGTGTCGGCGTTGATGACGATCCCGAGCTCCTGCATGCGCCCGGTGAGCTCGGCGATGCCCTTCTTGCCCTCGTTCAAGAATGGAATGAGATCGGCGCCGGCCTTGCCGAAGATGGCGACTGCCAACGCCGTCTTGGTCGCACCGTCGCGGAATTTCGAGAACGCGTCGGCGACCGCGAGCAAAATGTCGTCGGTCGACTTGAATTGCCCGCTCGCGTCTTTGGTGGAAACGCCGAGCGCGCGGAACGCCGCCGCCTGCTCGCTGGTCGGCCCCTGTGCGGCGATCATGTTTTTCGACAGCCGCGACAGCGAGCTGCCGAGCTGATCGAGCGAGACGTCGCTCAAGGCCGCGGCGTTCGACAGCGCCGACAGCGTCTCGACCGGGATTCCGAATTTTTGGCTGGCCTTGCTTAGCTTATCGGCGGCGTCGATCGCCTGATTGATCGCCTCCACCACCTGGCCGAAGGCTTTTTCGGCGGTGATGCCGATGCCGATGCCGGCGGCGATCTTGGCGACGGCCTTGCCGAAGCCTTCCAGCGAGCCAATCGCCGATTTTAAATTTTCTTCTAATTTCGCAGTGTCGGCGCCGAGGATGACTCGGATTGCGCCGATTGTTGCGTCGCCAGCAGCCATGTCACGCCTCGCCCATTAGACGTTTGCGGGTTTGCTGCGCCCGATACCATTTTTGCATCAGCGCATAGGATTCCTGCCATGTCTGTTTCGGCTTGCGCTCGCGAGCAAACAACGTCTCGATCTTCGGCAGCCGTTTGGCGCGCGATAGCGCGGCGATGTTATAGGCGAGAATCGCCCGGCCGTTGTGCTCGGCGCGGAAGGCGGCGGCCTTTGCCTTCAGGGCGATGTCGATGGTCCGCAGCGACACACGCCAAAAAAGCTCAAGATCAAATCCCGCGATCAGCCAGTTGCGGAGGATGACATCGATCCATTCGCCGCTTTTGGCGCCGCCGCCGTCATAGGGTTTGCCGTGGCGTCCTGATCTGGGAATTGCACCTTGATCGCCTCGGCGAATTTTTCCGCGAATACCGACACGGTCAATTCGTCGAGCAATACCGACGCCTCCCTTTCGGTCATCGGCTCATGATGCAATAGCAGGCCGGCATGAAACGCCGCTAACGCGAAGTCGACGCCGGCCCTGCCTTCGGCCACCTGCCTGATGACTTCCGGCCACGCCTTGCCCATGCGTTGTTCGAGCCGCGCGAGGCCGTAAGTGCCGAGCAAATAAGTGTAGGCCTTGCCGCCGATCTGAAACTCGATCTCGCCGTTGCGGGGATTTACCATTAGGTGCTCCCGACGAGCAGATCGCCAGTAACTTTAAACGTCGCCGTTGCCGTCATCTTGTCGTCGAACGGCGCCGCAATCTCGTAGCCCTTGAGGTTGCCGGTGAAAAACCACGTGACGCCATTCGGATATGACAGCCGAATAGCGCGCGTTCGGCTAACGCCGGCGGGAAGATTCATGAGGGCGAACAGAAAGTCATCTGTTGCCCCTCCCGGAATGAAGTTCATTTCGCAGGCAAAATCGCCGCCGTCGCCGAGGCCGACGATGTATTCGCGCCGCTGATTTGGCGATTGCATGTGCGTCACGTCGATGTCGTCATAGGTGACCGACGGCGGCGTGATGTTGGTGACTTCGGCAAGTGCTTGCAGAACGTCGGGCGATGATCCGGTTGCGACCTCGACCGTGCACCCGTAACCAAGCAAGGCGTTAGACATGGCAGCCCTCGCAGCTTTGGAAGCATGCGAGATCAGGCCGTCGCTATCGCGCCGACATTACCCTGCGGCAATCTTGGCTGCAATGCGCGCGGCTTTGCGTGCCGCCCTAGCGCGCGCCTTTTCGATTTCCACGGCCAATTGATCCTTGATTATCTTGAGCGCCGCGCCTTGTTGCGCGTGAAAAGCCGGCCGCATGAATGGCTGGGCCGGATGGTTCACGGTGCCGAATTCCATGAACACTGATTCGGGCACCGGACCGGCCTCGATCACGGCTTCAACCTGGCTCTGCTTGTCGTAGGCCCCGCGGCCTCGTCGCGTCATTTTTGACGGCTGCGCCGGAACGACGCTGATCGAGGCTATGAGATCGCCGGTCGGTCCCCGCGGCGCCAGAGCTGTCGCGGCATCGCCGATCGGCTTGCCGGCGGCGAGCAGCACCCGGCGCAGAATGTTCGCCGTCGTCGCCTTGGAAAACTCATCAAGCGCTTCGGCCGTTTCCGATAGGCCTTCGATCGTGACGGTTTTCGTTTTCGTGACGACGGCCACGGCGATCAATCCTCGGCGTAGCTGATCGTGTAATCGCGGCTCATGTTGTAGAGCTGTGTTTCATGGTCGAGCAAATCGCGGCCGTTACTCTGAAAGATGCCGCGAACGTCGATAAAATTTGCATCGTAAGTCACGCGGCCGGCAAAGCCAGTGAGCGCATCATGCGCGGCGTCGGCGAGATTGACCGACAAATCGTGTTTGTCCGCCCACGAGCTTAATTGCATATTGATGCGCTGCAGCCCGGAATCGCCGAGCATGTGATAATCGGAAAAATCCGACACGCGGAAATAAACCAAGCTCGGCGAGCGCATGTTTTGCGGCAGTTGCACCGGATAGCAGCGCCCGGCGCACAAGGCATTGACAGTGGCGTCCGATAGCAGCAACGCGCGGAACGCAAGGCGAATATCTTTCATTTTAAACGCTTGCCCCCGTCATGAAAATGGCGCGGTCATCAGTGTGCCAGCATTATTGTAATAAGCCTTCGTCGTGTTGTTCACTGTGTCACGGATCACCTGCCAAGTGCCGCTAGGTACGTCCGCAGCCGTCGGCGCGCCTGCCTTCGTCTTGACTTTGAATGTTGCCGCTGCATCGCCCTGGCCGCCCCCACCAAACGCTATCGTGGGAACACCGCTGACAGGAGCGATTCGCGAAATCCCGGTGTCCGGCGTTGCTTCCAGGTCCGCACCGCTCACCCATGCCACTGGACCCAAATCGCCTAACGTTATGCCGTTGCGCTCATAGTTGCATGAAACTCCGCCATGAAAACCTTGACCAAATAAGCCATCAACAGAGATGATCGGCCTCGCATAATAAATCCCGTTGATGTCACTTTGGATGACATCATCGCGGATGTGGAACCCGGCTGGGGTTGCCAATACAATGTTTTGTACAGCGGAAACAGTTAGCGTGCTATCAACTATTTCGCCCGTGATACTGGCGACTTGCGCACCCTTGAACATGAGGGCGGCGCCGTTCGTGGCGCTGTAATAGACGGAGCACCCCGCAATTCTGACATTCGTTATCTGATAGGTGTTCTGAACCCTGATGCCACCGCCGAGGTTGGTCGTGCCAACGCCGTCCTCGACGCTCACGCAATTAATCAGTTGGCTGCCGTCATTCGCAACGTTGCTAATGTTGAAACTGTAGATCAGGAAGCCAGTGCTGAAATTGCCCTCGGAATAGCAATTGATGATTTGGCAGTTCGAACATCCGGCGTCTATGTCAAAGCCGTTGCCGTCCGCCGAATTTGCAGTCGTGTTGGCAATGGAGCGGCAGCTATCGATAACGAAATTGTGGCAATCCAGGCACCAAATACCCGACGGCCCATTGCCGGCGCTGCTATTTGCGGACGTGCCGCAAAGCGTCGCTTCGCAATTGCGGATGACACCGCCTTGAACCTGCGATGCTATAATCCCGGAACCAGTGTGGTTCGTGTCGGTCGCGCCGGGGCACGAACTGACATAACAATTATCAATGATAACCCCATTAAAGCTTGGGGAGGTCGTGCCGAGTCCATACCCGCCTTGAGGATTCCAAACGCGGATGCCTGCCGTGCCACCATTGCCCGACGATGCCGCAGCAACCGAACAGCAACTCGTTACAGTGTTGCCCTGGAACAGAACATCATTATAGCCCGTCGCCTGAGTAACGTTCCGACCGCTTGCATGAATGCCGTGCCAACCGTAGCCGCTTACGCTGCAATTGATAACCTTGACGCATTGCAGTTGAAGGGCCGAGTTATTGATAAATGAAACGCCGTCATTGATCGAGGCGGAACCCGTAAAAATCAGATCGCGAACAACAATGCCCGACTGATTGGTAGAAAGGAAACCGCCACTGGTTCCCGAACTTATTGTTGCTCGGCCGCCACCGTATGAACCAAAAGTAATTGGCTTTGCCGGCGTGCCTGCCGACGGACAAACAAGTGCGCCGCTGAATGTTTGCCCGCCCTGAAATACAATATTGTCACCTGGATTAAATGATGATGCATTAACCTTGGTGATCGTCTTCCATGGCGAGCTTGTGGATAAACCGTCGTTCGTATCATTCCCGCTGGGCGAGACGTAGAAAATCGCTCCTGGCATGGCGCCTACGAGCTGCTGAAACGTCCACCGCCGATTGGAATTAGCCGTCACTGGCACTGTAAGTCCAACCAGATTGTCGGTAAGCGCCGGCGCAGACGTTGCGGGATCGAATTCTGAGAATTTCATTTGCTTTAGCCTTCCACGGTCAAGGTGGCACCATCTTCAGCAGTGAGAATGATATTATTCTCAGAAGTAAGCGGTGTTAATGTCGTCGCCGCCGGCGAATTGCCGGTGCGCCGTGTCGCCAGTACGCGCAAGCCTTCGCGGCGATTGATCTCAAGCACCGCAAAAATATCATAAATCGAGCGCTCGGCGATCGGATCAACGGCTGCGATCGCTGGCTCGATGATTCGGTCCGTTGGCTGAAGATCGGCGAGATCGGCCGCCCAACGCAAGCGGAATTCGATTTGTTCTTTCGCGTCGAGCTGCTGCGAGCCGAAGCGCTCGATCCCCGTGACCGGCGTTTTACTTGCGAACCGCGCCGGCCCGATCGCCGCCCAATCCTCGATCGGCTCACCGCTCGGCGAATAAGACGACGTGAACCGTTGCACAATCACGCGTCGATCGAGTTTGCCCGCTCTCATTGCGTCGGCCCTTCCTGCTCTGAAAGAACGGGTCTGGCGGCAAGCACCGTGTCTTGCAATCCGTGGCTATCGCCAGACCCTCTGATGTGGCCCATATCCAGGGCCGGGAATTTCGCTGTCACGTCGGCCCTCCGAAATACCACGAGGCGGCGATCGCGATTGCGATCATGAGCAGCGAGACGGCTGCCGCCCACAAGATCGGCTGATAATCAATGCGCTCGCGCGATCGGCGCCCGCGTTGCCGTATCATTGCAGCAACTTCCAAAGTGTTCCGTCGCAAAGCTCGCTCTCAGTATATTGGCAATAGGCGAGGTTGTGCAGCCATTTTGTCCGATCGGGCCGGCACGGGTTTTCGAGATCATTAAGATCGGTGCGCCCGACTAGCGCGGCCGCGCTCGACGGATCGACAAACACCGGAAAGCCGATGATTGCTGCCTCGACCGCAGCGATGCTGCCATGCGTCAGCAAGACGTGGGCGCCCTCGTCGAGCAGCTCGCGATCGAGCGCAATCTTGGATTCCTTATCGCGCACGATGATTGGCCGCTTGGTGATCCGGCGCAGCCCGTCAGCCGTCACATAAGACCATCGCTCATCAAGCCCGCGCACGTTCCAATAATCCGCCAACGTGTCGGCGATGAGGATCGGCGCCCGCTCACTGCCGCCCTGGCGCCACGGCTTGACGCACTTGTCGAGGCGGAGCGCTTTCCATCGATCATCAGGAACGTCGCGAATTCGCGACATCTGAAATTCGCCGACGTGCCATCGATAATAGCCGCCCTTCTCGATTGATTGGTCCGCCGGCGGCAGGCCTTTCGACCACCAGCGACGCAGATAGCCGCGATCCCAATAAATCCATGGCACCCGATTTGCTCGCCAGTGCTCGATCGCGTACCGGAATGGCGGCGAGCAGCCAACAATCGGGATTTTATGCCCGGCGGTTGCTTTCAGTTTTTCGTAGTCGTGGCGCACGATCGAGCCGCCGAGATCGCTTATATGTCGCGCGATACGCTCGAACAAATCGAGCTTGAACTTTTTCAAGCCCGGCGGAACAAAGAAAACGCAATCGTGCGGATCAATCATCCGTGCCACCAAAAGAAAAGAATCACGGCGCCAATGATACCGGCGAGGCATGCGCTCATCACATATAAAAACTCTCGACTCTCGGTGTCCACTGTCAGCTCCAAAATGTTTGCGGCTCACTTGCCACGAGTTGCTCCGCCGGCAAAAATCCTAATCTCTTTGAAGATGGCGCTTCTTTCGATTGCAGGCGATCGAGGGTGAGAATCGACGCGATCGCAAGTAATATTTAAATCCTTTGTTGATCGTTTCTGCTGTTCGCCGGTTAATTGCCGCCTAATTGCTACGGAAAGTTTCATGATTGCCTTCTCTTCATTTTCAGCACGAATGATCGCTTCGGCGAAAACAGTATGCCAAAACTCATCGGGCAAACTCTCCGTAATGCCAGGGAATGTAGCCCTTGATTCGCTTGCTTCGTCGAAGATCGTAGCGAGATTTCCAGCAAGGCTATGGTCTATGATCTCTCGTGAAATTTGGAATAAGCTCGGTTTGATTCTACTGATATCAAATTCTGCGGAACGCACTCCCAAGTGCGAGATCACGAGCAATCTAGCATCCTCAGATGAATTTGCGCACACGATACAATCACCATGATCGACCTTTTTATTCGCCATCGGTTGCGCAAAACGAACTCTGTACATTTGCATTTTCAGCTCCAAAACTTTTGCACCCAAGGCAGATGCATGAATTGCGCGGGATCTCGGCGACCGGGAAAGCAAACGATCCGCGCATCGGCCGGCAGCTCATCGCCGCGAGGCCATTTCGGCTTGCGAAAGGCATAAATGCCACTCGATGGCCCGACTTGCCACGTTGTCGCGTCCGGCCGTTTGAAATGAATCCAACCCTGATCGTCGGGAAATTCGTAATGCGGAA